AAAGAAGTTTAACTATTAATTTTTAATTATGAATATAGATAATTTAGAACCATTTTACAGTATTAGCCAGGATGGTAAACCGTTTTTAGATAATTACAATTTTAAGAGGTTTTTAGAAGTAAACAACTTTTTTAAATGTAAACCGAACGACCAAAGTTCATTTAATCTTATAAAGAAGAATGATATATTTTTAGAGATAAAAGATGAAACAGACATAAAAGATTATGTTTTAAACTACATCGAAAATGAACTACAAAATAAAGCAGTTTATAATTTAATTGCTGGTAAAACAAATGTTTTTAAAAGAGATTTTCTTTCAATGATTAACAGTAAAGAAATTTCATTACTTAGAGATAAAAAAGATATTTGTTATTTATTCTATGAAAATGGAGTTGTTGAGATAAATAAGGATAGTAAAAAATTACGTCCTTATAGTGATTTTGGTTTAAGCATTTGGAAAGACCAAGTAATTAAAAGAAATTATATTGATTCAGACCATCACCAAAGTAAATACAGAGAGTTTATTTGGAAAATATCAGGTGAGAATGTAGACAGATATAATACTTTTCAAACTGTAATAGGTTATTTAGTTCACTCCTATAAATCAAAAAGCGAAAATAAAGCAATTGTTTTAAATGATGAAATGATAAGCGACGAGCCAAACGGTCGAAGCGGTAAAGGTTTGTTTTGGAATGCAATAAAAGAACTTAAAAAAGTTCAATCAATAGATGGTAAAAAGTTTTCTTTTACAGATCCTTTTCCATATCAATCAATTAAAACAGATTGTCAGGTTTTAGTTTTCGACGATGTTAAACCTAACTTTCAATTTATAAATCTATTTTCTGTAATTACTGAGGGTATAGAAATAACTTATAAAGGAAAAGATACGATTAAATTACCAGTAGAAGATTCACCAAAAATATTAATTACTACTAATTACGTTTTAAAAGGTAGTGGAGGTTCTCACGATGCGAGAAAGTTTGAAGTTGAATTAAGTTCTTTTTTTAATGCAAATCACACTCCTTTTGATTATTTTAAGCATATGTTTTTTGACGATTGGGATTCTGAGGAATACGCTCGTTTTGATTGTTATATGATTGAATGTTTAAAGAAGTATCTTAAAAATGGTTTAATGAGTTATGATAGTATTTCTTTACCTTTTAAAAAGTTAGAAGTTGAAATTACAAAGGAACTTATTGAATGTATTAATCAAATTAAATCAGATGAATGGATTGAGTCAACTTGGTTTTATACTTTTTATGAAAATCAATTAATAAATAAATTTGATAGAAATAAATTAACAAAAAATAAAGTAACTAGTTCTGTAAAAAAATACTGTGATTTCTTTAATTACCAATATGAAACAGTAACACCTGGAGGAGTTAGAAAGTTTAAAATAATCAAAACTAAAGTAGATCCAAAGACTTTAGATATTTGGGATGTTGTACAAAATGAAAATGGTTTATGAAAGTTTATTCAATAGAAGAAATAAGAGCTTATAAAGGGCTTCCAAATACTATTATTCAATCTAAATTTGGAGAAATTGATAATGCTTTAGCTCAGCAATACTTAGATAAAATTATAGTAAGAACTAAAGTTAGGGAGTTTAAAGAAAAAAAAGAGTATCCAATTATTAAAGATTTACTTTTTATTCAACTTCAAATTGATACAATGGAAAAACTAGTAAGAGATTTAATATTAGAAAATAATAGGCTTCAAACAGAAATTAAATATCTAAAACAATGATACAATTACGGAACTACCAAGAACAATATATTGAAGAAATAAAGAAAAGTTTTAAAAATGGTAATAAAAAATTAATTCTATGTTCTGCAACTGGTTCAGGTAAAACGATAATGTTTAGTTATATGACATTAGAAGCAATAAACAAAAAAAAGAATGTACTTATATTGACAGACCGTAAAGAGTTGTTTACACAGTCTACAAGTTCACTTTTTAAAATGGGTTTAAATGCTTCCGAAATTCGACCAGGCAAAGAAGTAGATGAAAACAATTTACACGTCGGAATGATACAAACCGTTTCAAGACGTTTAGATAAGTTAAAAGACTATTTTAATACATTAGATTTAATAATTATAGATGAAGCCCATAAAAGTATATTTGATAAAGTATTTGATTATATAAACAAAAATACATTTGTAATTGGAGCAACTGCTACACCCCACAGAGAAGGTAAACAAGATAGTTTAGAATTATATTACAATGATATTATTCAAGTTATTGATACACCCGATTTAATTGAGTTAGGTAATTTGTCAAGTCCGAATAGTTATGGAGTTCCAATTAATTTAAAAGGAGTTAAAACAAAAGGCGGTGATTACGATGAAAAATCAATGGCAAATAAATTTAGTGAAATTAAATTATTTCATGGAGTTTACGATAATTACCAACGATTAACACCTAATAAAAAGGCTTTAATATTTGCTCCAAACGTTGAAAGTAGTATTGAGTTAGTAGAATCATTTAATGAGAAAGGTTTACAATCTAAGCACGTTGACTGTTATATGTCAGACATTGAAAGAAAAAGTACATTGAAATGGTTTGAAGATACACCAGGAGCAATACTTTCTAATTATGGAATATTAACAACTGGCTTTGATTGTCCTAGTATTGAAGTAGTGATATTATACAGAGCAACAAAAAGCCTTCCTTTATTTTTGCAAATGGTTGGTAGAGGTTCGAGAGTTACACCAACAAAAAATAAATTTACTATTTTAGATTTTGGGAATAATATTAAAACACATAACTATTGGGAATCTCCTAGAATGTGGAGTTTATCTAAAAAGGAATATAAAGAAGATGCAGCACCAATAAAAGAATGTCCTAAATGTTATTTTATAAATTCAAATACTGCTAAAAATTGTAAAAAATGTGGCTTTGAATTTAAGAAAACAAAAGAGGAAGAAGAAGAAGAAATTATGATTCAATTACAACAGATGAATAAATGGCAAAGTTTAGATTTTTTAGCAGATGCAACATTTGAAGAATTAGAATTATATGCAAGAGCAAAAGGTTATAATAAAAATTGGATAAAACATCAATTAAAAACAGAACAAGATTTTATAGATTATGGAAAATACAAAGGATATAAAAATGGGTGGCACAAGTACTGAAGCAAAAATTCAACAAGAAATGTACATTTGGTTTAACAACAATTACACTATTAAAGGTTTGGGCTTGTTTGCTTCAATACCAAATGATAGTAAAGATGCTAAAGAACAGATGAGAAAAAAAGCAACTGGAATGAAACCAGGACACTCAGATTTTAATATTTATTTACCTGGTGGAAAAACACTATTTTTTGAGGTTAAAACACCAATAGGAAAACAAAGCGACATACAAAAAAGATTTGAGTTAGAAGTAAACAATTTAGGCTTTGAATATTTTTTAGTTAGATCACTTGATGAATTCAAAAAAATAGTTATATTTACGGAAAATTAAACTAAAAAGTTATGAAGATTACAGGATCACTAAAAGTAAAAAAAGATACTCAGGTAGTATCGGAGCAATTCTCAAAACGTGAATTCGTCTTAACAGTTGTAGATGGTGCATTCTCGAATGACATCTTAATTCAGTTGACTAAAGACAAAGTTACATTGATTAATGATATTAATATCGGGGATATGTTGGAAGTTGAGGTCAATTTATCGGGCAAATGTTGGGTTAATCCACAAGGTGAGGAGAAGTATTTTAATAGTTTGAACGCATGGAAGATCACGAAGCTTTAAAATTATTCGAGTTTTTTCTTTGGTTTAGAGAAAACGGGGATAAATACGTTTGTCATCCAATCGACCATATGATAACAATATACTTAAATGAAAAACATAATAGCGAAATCAAAAACGACTGATTTAATAATTCAAGTTAAATACATGGATAGTCATATAACTAGAGGGCAAGTCTTAGTTGGTGATCAGTTCAACAAAGTAGGTGCAATTGATTATTGGTCGACATCTACATTAGATATAAAAGGAAATGATATGAACATACCAAAGCATTACAATAACGACAACGGAACACTTTATAAAGTTGCTGAAGAAAGAGGATGGAACAGTTATTTATTTGACATCGTTAAAAGATTAGAACGAGCTGAAAAGAAAGGGGAGTTTATAACAGATTTAGAAAAGTCAAAGGTAGTTATTGATTTGTGGTTAAAAGAAAGTGAGCAATGTTAATACAGCCGATACTAGACCTACCCAATAGAAAGAACATAGTAACTAAGCATGGTACTTTGTCCGATCTCCATAAAGTTGCTATTGAATGGTACAGAAGTGAAAAGGATAGTGTATTTATGCACGAATTTGTTATATACATAGTCAACAATTATAGTAACTTCAAAACTAAGAAATGACAGTTGAAGTATTTCAATGGATAGAATTAATAGTTTACTATGATATTAGATGTAAAAAATATGATTATATTTATGAATTGATATGCAACAATTAGAGATTAAAGTT